CTTTTCGGTCGTCTGTATCTGGCAGAACACTTACTTCACCGTCTTCTGTAGCGATGGCGAGTTCAGTCATCGTCTTTTTCCATCCTTTCTGCTGTTTCTATAAGAATATTGTTTGCGATCAGAAGTCCACGATAGATTCCGCAGCCATATTGGTAGGCTCCAAAATCTTTAGCATTACCTAAAACCGTGTCCTGTTCGATTACTTTCATTTCCTCTCGTATCTTGTCTGAAAGATACTTGAGAAGGTCATTGCTCATTTACTCTCCTTTTTTGAAGGTTGGGGTCTACTACGAAGCCGAAGAAGTTCTTTGTCCCTCTCCAGCCTATTCTTCTCGTCCTCTGCCACGGCTTTGATCATGGATTCAGACTGTTTAAGTTTTAAATTCTCATCCTCTGCAGCGGCTTTTATCATTGCGTTAGTTTTAGCAATCTTGAGTTGTGAGTCAATCCGCTGGCGCTCGATATCTTGCTGCTGTGCCTTAAGTTTGGCATCGGTCTGATCTTTAAGTGTCTTGCGTTGTAGGTCTTGTCCCTTAAGTTGAAGCTCTTGCATCTGCATCTGGATGATGGGGTCCTGCGCTTGTGCTTGTGCCTGCTGTTGTGCAGCGGCGGCTTGGTTTTGTTGGAGCAACTGTTGAGAAGCCTGAGCTACCAGTCGAGAAAGCGCTGCTTCTACATCCTCGGATAATGGCTCGTCTTCATCCTTGTCGTCCATAAGCGGAATCGGCCCCCCAACCTGTTGTTCGATCTGGTTGCGATAGGCGTATCCATAGTGCTCCATAATGTGCGCTTGTAATGCAGCCATCATTTGCTGGCCCATTGGGTTTTGACCAATCATCTGCGCCGTTACGGGGTCCTGCATAAATGTTTGATGCGTTGTGATATGTGCCTGATGGTCTTGGTAAGCAAATGCTTTAAGTGGTTTACCTTTAACTGCGTCCATGTTTTCAGACACGGGGTCACGCGGCTTTTGATCATCTTGCATTGGCACTAATTTCTGAGCATTCTTAATGCCCAATACTTCTAACATCTGACGATGCAAATATGGCAGGTCATATAACTGAGGTGCGCCCTGCGCTAACTGCATCACTGCCTGATACTGAACAACCTTCTGCGACATGGTTGCCGCATTGGGGTCACTTACCGGAATAACATATACCTGATCGTAGTCAGACTGTTTAGCCATACGACCGCCTTCTTCCGGCTCGTATGAATACTCTTCTGGGGTGTAATCACGAATAATGTCTTTAAGAAGCTGGAACTCTTGCTTCATGGCATAGTGAATACGTGCCTGTACCGCTGACATCACCTTCAATGTGCGCTCTAATATAGCCAGCGTCGTACCAACAGGAGACTGGGCACTCATGTCGGATACCTTCAGATCTGCTGCACTAGCAAATCTACGACCTTCTTCAACGATGGTGCCCAAGAGGGTATACAACACCTGTGACGGCTCCTTATAGGGGAGCGTCATGATGTTGTCTTTGATCGTGCCGGAGGCTACGTCTACATCACGGAATTCCGCCGGAGCGATTGGCGTATCATCTCCCTTAACCCGAAGACCTTTAGTTTTAAATCCTCCGGGGAGATTCGAGAGAGTACCTGCGTCAACAAGTTGGCGAATAATAGAGGTACCAGACTTAGCAAAAGCGCCAATGAGATGGATAAGACCAAAAGCGTAGAAGCCAAATCCCGGGATGTATGAATAATGGACAAAATGATTGCGTTTTTGTTTAGTGTCATCATCTGGATGCCAATTGCGACGGATCGCTAAAACGGTTTGGGTACCTTTTTCAATAGTGACAACGTAAGGCAGAGCAATACCCGTTGGCTCGCCGTCCTCGTCTTTATCCTCGTAGCCGGGCAGGTCCATGTCCACATGCATCTCAAGGACCTTGTACCTGTCGTCAGATGAGGCACGAAAGCCCATCTTCTCAGCAATCTTCTTCTCAACCTCGTCGAATGCATCAACCGGATCACCAAGTTCTACGTCACGATAAAAGCCTGCAACCTGTAATCTGCGCAGTTCATTTTCAGTCTTACGCATCACATGTGTGACACGCTGCGAAGTCTGGATGTTAGACGCCCCATATGGGACTACAACATCCTCGGCGGGAACAAACAATGAGACTTGACGCTCAATGCTTGGGTCGTAGTACACCTTCTTAAACGCATTACCCGAGAGTCCCAAGCCCCACAGCATGCGCTCATGCTCGGGCCTATACTCCACCATCACATCGGTCAACTGATAGTTCATATCGTCCTGAACCCGTTGCGCAGCTTCTTTTTTCTCTGGTGTCTCTTTGCCTATGATCTGAGTCTTAACAGGACCTCTAGCTGGGAAGGTCTCCATTATTGTTTCTGCTTGGAACTTGACCAGCGCCTCACTTAATAGTGGGTGGTAGACACCGCAGGCTCCGGGCCAAGGCTCTGTGCGATCCTCAATCTTCATGCCCAACAACTCTAGGCCATCGACGTAGGTCTGCATCCAGTCCTTGCGGCTGGATAAGTCTTCTTCAAACTCACCAAGCAGATCACCACACAACTCAGTCAACTCTCCGTCATCCATCTCTTCAGCGAGGTTGGCGTTGAAGTCATCTTCTACTTCTTCTTTCTCAATCTCTAATATGGGTTGCCCATCAATGCCAACACGAACGGCTTCTGGGTCTTCAATCTCTATCTCAAGAGCAGGTTCATCACCCACCATCTCTTCGAGATCTAAACCCAGTGGGGCTTGTCCTAATGATTTATCAATTGCCATATTCTGTCCTTAGTAATAGCCTTCAAACTTACGTTTAAAGTATGGAACCTCATCCGGTTCATCTAAATTAGTACGCAAATACCCGCCCTTGCGGAATCTCATCAACGCAAGGGATACAGAGTCAACGTAGTCATCATGCTCGCCCGCCGGGAAAGATGCAACCTCGTCGATTACTTCTTCAGCCCACTGCGTGTTTGGCGCCCACACTCTACCACTTGCAAACAGATCTGACACGGCGTTCAAACGGCTAATCTTGTCGTTACCCTTGCTCGGCGTGAACTCCTGCACGGGTATCCCCATCGCCCGCATCTCGTATATTAGGGGCGCCCCAGAAGCTTTTTTCTCAATAATTACGCTATCTGGCCCCCACTCTTTGTATTGGTCGATGGCCTCTTGCTTAAGCCTCGGGAACTCCATCCGGTCCCTAAATGCATTAAGTAGGATGATATTTGCCTGAGAAATCCCGGTGTCGTCCTCTTTATAGAACACTCCCCACGTAGTTAGCGCCGAATAGTCGGAGCGTTGGCTCTTCTCAAACGCCGTATCCCACGCCATAAGGGTAAAGTCACAGTGCGGTGGGTCATCTTCTTCCCAAATCTGCCACCATTCCCGCTTAACTATGGCTGAACTCTCGGAAACGGGGTTTTGCTGGTACTGCGCCTGCCATTTGCTGTTAGGAAGTTCTTCTTTTAATGCAGAAAGCTCTGATAATGACCAAAACTCAGGCCAAAGTGGGTTGCCAGACGGTAAAAGAGCCGGAAACTCGATCACTTCCCACTCTTCCCCACCCCTTTGGGCAGCACTCTTAAGCACCTGACCCGTCAGATCCCTCTTAGACCACCTCGTCATCACTATTACGATAGACCCACCCGGCTGTAGACGCTGCCGTGGGCCTGATGTGTACCACTCGTAGGTCTTATCGTAGATATCTGGGTTAACTTCAGCTAGGGCTGCCTCTTGTTCCGAGTGAGGGTCGTCAATAATGAGCAGATCCGCGCCTTTACCCGTGACAGCGCCCCCCACACCGATAGCAAAATAGTCTCCCCCAGCGTTAGTCGCCCACCGCCCAGCAGCTTTAGAGTCCGCCTGTAAGCCAACCCCCGGAAATACCGTTGTATACACATCCTGATCGACAAGATTTCGCACCTTTCGCCCAAAACCCACGGCAAGTTCTGCCGTATGAGAGGTCTGGATGACCTTTTTACCCGGATAATTACCTAAAAACCAAGCTGGAAGTAGGTAGGAGGCGAACTCAGACTTAGTGTGCCGGGGTGGCATGTTAATAATTAGCCGTTTTAGCTCTCCACGGGCAACCCGCTCAAAGGCACGAGCCATCCGTTTGTGATGTGCACCCTCAATAAAGTGGGGCCAGACCTTCTTTACAAAGTGCATAAAGCTAGTGGCAGCATTTTCGCGGTCTTTTACTACCTCTAGCCTATCTAGATCCTCCAAAAGGCGTCGTAGATCCGCCTCTGGTATAGAACTGAGGTTATTTAGGAGCGCTTTAACCTCATTCTGGTTTATCTGCACCGTCGCTCCCGTCTACCTCGCGTGCCTCAACCTCAATTAGCCCTAGCTCCTCTTCGGCACTGGGCTTAACTTCCTCGACGTCCTGTGTATTAGCTAGTAGTAGCCGCTTTAGTTTGTCCTCAATGGCCTTGCGAAGGTCGCCAGAGGTCTTGTGGGTAATAGTAATTTCGGACTTTTCAGTAAACGCCCCGATGTCCGACATCTTCCCAAGCAACTCTAGGGCACGTAGCTCGTGCTTGGGGTCCCCGCAAGCAGATATGTCAAGAAGCTTATTGGTTATGTAGGTTCTGGCTTGGGCAGCGTCAGCCACAATAGCCTTGTCGTACTCCGACAGCATCGCAGATAGCCGTAGGGCGACTGCTCCGTTATATAGGTCGGGTGGATTGTTCTGAGTTTTTTTGGTTGTATCGACAGATCGGAACAATGTCTGAGCTTTTTTCTCGTCTTCCTCAGTCATCTCAAACGGCATGCCAAGCTCAGATAGCAATGCGGCGGTTGAAGCGGCAACTCTAGCGTTCTCCGAAAACGAAGAAGCTACCTGATCATCATAGGAATCAGGCAAAGGATGGGCGCTATCTGGCGTAATGGATAGTGACATGGAGGAAA